CAGAGAACGAAGAGTCTAAACAAGCTTGGCGTAGGGCTGCTACTGACATAAGAAATAAGAGGGCAGCTGAGTTTAAGAAAAGCTGTCGCACTAGAATGACTATGGAGGCAGTCGAAAGATTTAGTAAATATGAGAGGTTTTATATACCTTGGTCTTTTGATTACAGAGGTAGGGCTTATCCTATACCCGCATTTCTCACACCACAGGATACAGATTTCGGTAAATCACTTATTAGAAGTGCTGACGAATCTTATATAACTGAGTCAGGTAAGAAATGGTTAGCTTTCCAAGTCGCAACAACATTTGGTTTAGATAAAGAAACAATGGCTGATAGGCTATTGTGGACCACACAGAACATTCCGCTAATTACCAGAGTAGCGACAGATCCAATAGATAATATTGGCGACTGGGAAGGTGCGGACGAACCTTGGCAATTCCTTGCTGCATGTGAGGAATACTATTCAGTAGTAGTTACCAAGGAGCGAAAAACTACTGGACTATTCGTAGCTACAGATGCTACTTGTAGTGGTCTTCAGATCCTCGCAGGATTAGCGAGAGATAAAGAGACAGCACGACTCGTCAACGTGTTGCCTTCTGAAAGACCGCAAGACGCATATAAGGTTGTAGCGGATACTGCCAAACCTAATTGTCCTATGCACATACAGAAAGTAATGGATAGGAAGACGGTTAAAAGAACCGTCATGACAATACCCTACAATGCTAAACCCTACAGCAATAGATCATATATTCGTGATGCTCTATTGGAAAAAGGAATTGAGATCGACAAGGAAGATCTAACAGTTACCGTAAAGGCTGTCAGGGACGCTATGCAAAAGGTTGTCCCTGGCCCTATGAAGGTAATGAAATGGATTGAAGATGAAGTTGGTAAAGCTATTAAAGGCGGAGCTATTGAATTACAATGGGTTACACCATCTGGCTTCATAGTGAATCAACGTATCATGAAGAAGGAAAAGAAAAATGTTAAGCTCCAACTATTAGGTGAAATCCAATTAAAAATAGCTATGGATAAAAAAGAAGCAGATATTAACAGACATAAAGCTGCTACTGCACCTAATCTTATTCATTCACTAGATGCTTCATTATTACATCTCAGTATAGATAAATTTGATAAGCCAATCGCACTCATTCATGACAGCGTTCTCACACAATCGGTTGACATGGACGAGCTATCGGCTATAATAAGGGAGACATACATGCACCTCTTTGCGGAGCATGATTATCTCAATGACTTTGCTCAACAGATAGGAGCAGAGACAGAACCACCGATTATTGGTGACTTAAAACCTGAATCGGTGATAGATTCAACTTACTTTTTTTGCTAAATGTATTCATTATTTGATAGCTTTTTTGCACCACCTACTATTGTTGTTGTCTCTGAAGAGAGATTACAAGCAGCAGAGCGAGAAGCTAAACTGAAAAGACTTAAAGCAGTTGACGATAAGTTAGCTGAGTTAAGAGAGTATAGACAATCTTTGGCTAAAGAATTAGCACCTGCGGAGGATGCTAAAGATGCCTAAGAACGTACACGTAACCGACGAAGTTACACTTGAAGGATTCCAAGCTATTCTAGAACCTGGAAAGTTTGGGTATTCACTCTCGGCTGTGGTCGGTGAGGATATCGCTGATAAGCTAGAAACTGAGAGGGCTGAAGTCCTTAGATGGGCTGAGTCTAAGCTCAAGAATCCGAAACGTGCTACCCTAAAACCTACACCATGGGAAGAAGTATCGGATGGAAAATATAAAATTAAATTCTCTTGGGGTGAGGATAAGAGACCTCCTGTTGTTGATACAGAGGGAACACCCGTTACAGATAAGAAAACACCGTTATATGCAGGATCTACTGTTAAACTTGGTTTCTTCCAAAAGCCTTACATACTCAGGGATGGGGTTACTTATGGCAGTTCTCTTAAGCTCGTTGGCGTACAGGTTGTCTCAGTTAAATCTGATGGAGCTGGTATCGACTCTGGAGAGCTTGGCGAGGACGAAGTAGCAAACCTATTTGGTAAGACTAAAGGCTTTAAAGCTAGTGAACCACCCGTAGACAATGAAGCGTCAGAAGAAGAAGACTTCTAAATTTAGATCGGGGTTAGAGGAACAGGTAGCAACCTTACTCTCTAACCTCGGAGTTAGTTATGAATATGAATCTTGTAAGGTTCCTTATACTATACAGCACAATTATCATCCCGACTTTGTACTTCCAAACCACGTCTACCTTGAAACAAAGGGATACTGGGATGCAGCAGATAGAAGAAAGATTGCAGCAGTAAAGAAGGACAATCCAGATATTGATCTGAGAATGGTATTTCAATCACCCTACAATAAAATATCAAAACACTCAAAAACTACGTATGCTAAGTGGTGTGATAAACATGACATCCCTTGGTGTGCATTCCACTCAATGCCATTAGATTGGTTAATATGACCGAATCAGAATTTGTGGCACACGAACCATGTGATAATTGTGGCTCATCAGATGCTAATTCAGTTTACACTGATGGTCACAAGTTCTGTTTCTCATGCCACCATTACACACCCGCAGAGGGTATAAATCTTTCACAATCACCACGGACGATGACTAATGTCAATTTTAAAGGAGAACCAGAGAGACTACACAAAAGAGGAATCTCTGAAGCTACTTGCAAAAAGTATAGAATTAACCGAGACGGAAACACGTTACGCTTCCCATATTTTACAAGCGATGGAGTTCTTGCTGGATTCAAAATAAAAAATAAACAGAAGGTATTTACTTATGAAGGACAAGCCACTGATACTTTATTTGGGCAGCATTTATTTCCTACAACTGGTAAGCGTGTTGTTGTTACTGAAGGTGAGTTAGATGCTGCTAGCTGCTATGAAGCAATGCCTAATTGGCCTATGCTTTCCTTACCGCATGGTGCAGCGTCGGCTAAAAAAGACTTACAAAAACAATTACCCTTATTTCAAGGATACGAAGAGATTGTATTATTCTTCGATGGTGACGAGCCAGGTCGTAAGGCTGCCGAGGAAGCGGCTGGAGTATTGCCCGCAGGTAAAGTCAAAATCGCCCGTCTGGACTCTTACAAAGATCCGTCAGATGCGTTGCAAGCTAAAGACCCAGAAGCGATAAGAAAAGCCATATGGGATGCTAAACCATATAGACCAGATGGTATAGTTGACGGTAAAAATTTATTACAACTGGTCACTACACCACAGAAGCCATTTGACCATGAGTATCCATTCAAAGGACTTAATAAGAAATTACACGGGATCAGGTACGGGGAACTTACTACCTTTACTTCTGGCACTGGGTCAGGAAAGACCAGTATCATGCGTTACCTTGCAACTGACTTACTCAACAAGGGGGAATCAGTTGGGATCTTGGAACTTGAAGCAAGTAATAGAAGAACAGCTCTTGGATTGATGTCCACAGCAGTTGG